TACCTAAACCAAATTATTGACACAGCAGAAACAGTTATTCTGCCAATGCTAGTTACATTCAAAGCACCAATCGAAAAAGTATCGCTGACAGATAATGTCGCTACTTTTACTACACTAGGAATACATGAATTCACCGAAGGACAATCAGTCATCATCACAGGATGCGGATCACCATACAACGGAACAAGAGTTGTGCTGGCAGATAATCTTGAACAATATACCTTTTCGCAATCGATCACTAATGCCGACATACTCGAGGCTAATGTCATCCCATCCGGAGTTGCTGCCCTTTCTGGCGGATCAACTTATGTTGGAAATGCAGCTGTTCAATCAGCCGTCTATACAGTTTCAGTTGAAGTCTTCCAAGCCAGACTTGCCGGCGGAGGACAAATTGAAGGAGTAGATTTTACAGCTACACCTTTTCGCATGGGCAGATCATTATTTAACAAATGCGTTGGCTTACTTGGTTCATACATTGATCCCGAAGGTATGTGTCAATAAATGCCTAATGAAACAATCCTTCAACAAATCCGCACACCATTAGCAAGCGCGTTATCTAGCGTTGCAGGAAATGTTTATGCATTTGTGCCTGAAACAGTAATACCGCCGGCAGTTGTTGTCGTGCCTGATAGCCCATACCTAGAATTTGAAACAATTAGCAAAACAAACATTCGTGCAAAAGTTAATTTTACAATCTCAGTTGCAGTTGCTTACAACAGCAATCCTGCATCACTTGATAACATTGAGCAGTTAGTCATTAGTGTTCTGGCAGTAATTCCAAATGGATATATTGTCAGCTCGGTCGAAAGACCAACAGTAACAACAGTTGGAGCATCAACGCTGCTCATCGCAGATGTCAGAGTCAGCACCTACTACACACGAACAATCTAAGGAGAAATCATGGCAACCCAAGTAATTACAGGTCGCGATGTTTCGCTGTCTTTTTCAGGTTCTCTAGGAACAGACATCGATGCGCAAGCACTTTCAGCGACTTTAACAAAAACACTAGATCGTCAAACTTATCAAACACTTGATGGTGAGGCTTACAAGACAACAAATGTTGAAGCAGAATTCACAATGGAAATTCTTGCAGACTGGGGCAAGACAAATTCAGTATGTGAGGCACTATGGGCAGCAGCAGATAACACACCTGATAACACTTTTACAGTTACAATGACTGTAACATCAGGACACACTTTTGCGTTCGATTGCCTACCAGCTTATCCAGCACCAGTTGGTGGAACAGGCGCAGATGCACAGACTGCAACATTTACTTTCAAAGTATCTAAGGGTGCAGTAACCGAATCACTATAACAAAAAAACGGGAGCAAACAAATGAAGTTACCAATAACAATTGAATACAGCTCAGGCGAGCAAGCAACATACATTGCCCAACCGCCTGAGTGGGCAAAATGGGAAAAGCAAACAGGAAATACAATTGGACAGGCTCAAGACAAAATGGGCATATCTGATCTTATGTTTCTTGCATACCACGCACATAAGCGAGAAGCAGGTGGCAAACCTGTAAAACCTTATGATGCTTGGATGGAAACAGTTACCGATGTAATAGTCGGTGATGCAAACCCAAAAGCCACGCAGCAGGAAGCCTAAACAGATTATTGGTTGAGTTGGCATTAGCCACACACATACCAATGAGCGAATGGGTTGATGCAGATGACATTTTTACAGCGATAGAAGTATTGGAGGCTCGAAATGGCAGTTAGCACCGAGCCGTCAATTTTCTTTTCGAAAAGAGAACTAAATCAAATTTCAAGAGTTTTTCGCAACATGGATGACATGGCAAAAGAAAAAGCAAAACAAAAAATTCAAGAGTTAGTTGGGCGACAATTATCTGCAATAAGAGCTGCTGCTGGCGCAAGAGGTAAAGTTGCACAACGCATTGCTGATGGTGGCGAAGTTAAAAAATCATCGTTGCAAGGTGAGTTAAAATTTGGTTTTGCTGGTCAAAAGTTTTCAGGTGGCGCAACAACACAATTTAATACTCGCAATGATCCACCCGGTAAAAGACCGGGAATTGGCGGTGGTTTCGAATTTGGAAGCAAAAGATTTCCAAACATGCCACGATGGTCTGGACCAATGCCAAAAGGTCCGGGTTCTAGAGGTTGGTTTATTTATCCAACTATAAGAGCAACACAACCTGAAATTATTAAAGAGTTTGAGGATATTGTAATTAGTCTTGGAAAAGAGTGGTCAAATGGCATCAACTAGTAGATCCTTAACACTTTCAATTGTTGGCGATATTGATGGTTTGCAAAAAAGCCTTAAACAAGCAGACACCGAAATACAAGGATTTGGTGGCAAGGTTGGTGAGTTTGGAAAAAAGGTTGCTGCTGCATTTGCAGTTGCTGCTGCTGCTGCTGCTGCATACGCAGTAAAACTTGGCATTGATGGCGTTAAAGCAGCAATTGAGGATGAGGCTGCACAACTTAGATTAGCAAGTGCTTTAAGAGCTGCCACAGGTGCTACTGATGCCCAAATAAGGGCAACTGAGGATTACATAAGCAAAACATCTCTAGCCACAGGCGTTGCTGATGATGAACTTAGACCAGCATTACAGAGATTAGCCTTAAGCACAAAAGATACAGGTAAGGCACAGGAATTATTAGCACTTGCTTTAGATGTAAGCAAAGGTTCTGGTAAAGATTTAGAAACAGTCGCTAATGCTCTCGGTAAAGCACAAGATGGCAATACAACATCACTTGGTAGATTAGGACTTGGATTATCCAAAGCCGAACTTGCAACATTGTCATTTGAACAATTGCAAACAAAACTTTCTGATCTATTTGGCGGTGCAGCAGCCCGTAATGCGCAAACCTTTCAAGGTCGCATCGAAGTATTAAAGAATGGATTTAACGAAGCAAAAGAAGCTGTTGGAGTAGCCTTGCTTCCTATTATTGAGAAACTAATTGAATTTATAATAACTAATGGCGTTCCAATTGTTAATAAATTTAAAGATGCTTTTAATGTTATCAAAGATGCAATTGATCGCAATAGAGATAATTTTACCGAGTTTGCAAACTTGTTAAGAACTGTTGTGTTTCCAATACTAGAAAAGATATTTGGCTTTTTGTTAGATGTTGGTGTTAGAGCAGCATCAGCAATTATTGATGCATTTGGTGCAATAGTTGGGGCAATTACACCTGTGTTAAATTTTATTATTACCGCAATAAACAAAGTTATTGATGGATTAAATCTTGTTAAAGGTGGCTCAGATATAAGCAAAATTAGCACAATAGGTGGTGCAGGTGGCGGTGGTGGTGGCGGAGGAGGATTTAGTGGTATTCCTTCCGGTGCTGGTGGTGGTGCAGGATTTGCCGGAGGTGGCGGTGGTGGCGGTGGCGGTGGTGGCGGTGGCGGTGGCGGTGGTGCAGGTGTTGGCACAATAGCCGGAGCAAGTAGTCTTACAGATTTAGTTAATAAGTTAGCAAATGTGCAAGACAAAATTGCAGATGTAACATTTGCAACTTTAACTGGTGGCATTAGTAAATCAGCTGCTCAAAAGCAATTAGATACATTACAGGCAGAGTTTAGAGTATTAGAAAAGCAAGCAAATACATTGGCTGCAAACCCACAAATTCTAATCAATGTTAGTGCCATAGATACCGAAGGTGCTGCAAGAGCTGTGGCAAAAGCCTTAAATGATAGCGCAGCAAGATCAACTCCTGCATTAAGTTATCAGTCAATAAGAGAAAAAGCAGGATAATGACTGCATGGTCGCCTGATTGGAAACTTACTGTTGCAGGTGTTGATTACACCGACATTGCAATAAGCGATATTCAGCATCAGGCTGGTCGCTCAGATATTTACCAGCAACCAAATCCATCATACATTCAAGTTAGTTTTGTAGCATTATCTGGTCAAACATTGCCATTTGACATTAACGACAGTTTAAGTCTGCAAGTCAAAGACACAGCAGGTGCTTATGTTAATTTATTTGGTGGGGATATAACTGATCTAACTGTTAGCGTTAGTCAAACTGGTGGGATTGCAAGTGTTATTGAATACACAGTCCTTGCAATGGGATCTCTTGTTAAATTAGCAAAAGAATTATATTTAGGCACAATTGCACAAGATGAGGATGGAAATCAAATATATGACCTATTGTCTAGCGTATTGCTTGGCACTTGGAATGATGTGCCAGCAGCTACAACTTGGGCAGGATATGATGCAACTGAAACATGGGCTAATGCGCTAAATCTAGGACTTGGTGAGATAGATCAGCCGGGCTTATACACAATGGAAAACAGAGCAGCCGAAGCAGATACTATTTACAACATTGCAAGCCTCATTGCCAATTCAGCATTTGGTTATTTGTTTGAGGATAATGAAGGAAACATTGGGTATGCTGATGCAGACCACAGACAGAACTATTTGCTAACTAACGGATATGTGGATCTTGATGCCAATCATGCATTAGGTCAAGGACTGAGCACAATTACTCGATCCGGTGATATTCGCAATGATGTTGTTATCAATTATGGCAACAATTTTGGATCTCAGGAAACAGCAACATCTGCAACATCAATTGCAACTTATGGATATAAAGCTGAAAGCATCCAGTCAGTCCTTCATTCAGCAGTAGATGCTCAAGCTGTGGCAGATCGGTATATTGCTCAAAGAGCCTTCCCATTGCCAGCATTCCAGAGCATTACCTTTCCAATCACAAATCCAGAGATTGACAATAGTGATCGGGATAATCTGCTTGGCGTATTTATGGGGCAACCTCTAAACATCCAAAACCTACCTGATCAAATTTCAGGCGGTGAGTTTGAAGGATATGTTGAAGGCTGGTCATGGAGCACTAGGTTTAACGAATTATTCCTGACAATCAACTTGTCGCCTGTGGCTTATAGTCAAGTGGCAATGAGATGGAATACCACACCAATAACTGAAACATGGCAAACAATAGATCAAACATTGACATGGGAATACGCTACAATCGTAGCCTGAGATAAAGGATAATATGGCAACCACTACCAATTATGGCTGGACAACACCAGACGACACCGCGCTGGTCAAAGATGGCGCAAGTGCTATTCGCACGCTTGGAACTGCAATTGACACAACAACATTTAACAATGCATCAGCAGCAATTGCAAAAACAATTGTAGATGCTAAAGGCGACATTATTGCAGCCACAGCAGCAGACACAGTTGCTAGATTAGCAGTAGGCGCAAACGACACAGTTCTTACAGCTGATAGCACAGCAGCAACAGGATTAAAATGGGCTACGGCTTCTGCTGGTGGTATGACTTTATTATCAACAACATCTTTAACAGGTGCAAGCGTAACTGTTAGCAGCATTGTTGGCGGATATACCGATTTGTTAATCAGAGTTCAAGGTTGTTATTTAAGTGCAAGTGATGATGTGTTAATTCGTTTAAATAGCGATACAGGCGCTAACTATTCAAAAGCTAATGTAAGAGCCGCCGCCACAGTAATTACTCAGACAACAAGTGGTGCAACTCAATTGATAGTCGGTTTGGCTGGTCAAGCTAGTGGATCTGCTAATTTATCTCAAATGGAATTATTATTACCTAATTATACAAGTGCAATTCAAAAATATGGATTTTTTACTTTTTCTGGCTGTGATGCAGGATCTTCACAATACTTTTTTTCTGGAGGAATAAAATATAATACAACATCTGCAATAACAGCATTTACTTTTTATCCTAATGGTGGAACTTTTACAGCAGGTCAAATTCTAATTTACGGAGTTAAATAATGACGAAATCTAAACCACAAGTTAAAATTGTAAATTGCGAAACTGGCGAAGAAATTGTCAGAGATGCAAATGCTCAGGAATTAGCACAAATGGAATTGGATGCTGCTAATGCAAAAGCAGAAAAAGCCAAAGCGGATGCAAAAGAAACTGCTCGCGCAGCAATCCTTGATCGCATTGGTTTAACTGCTGATGAACTCAAAACAATACTTGGCTGATTATGCCAAGTTTAATTGAGGTTGCTAAAGCTGAAATTGGTTATACCGAAACAGGCAACAATGATACAAAGTATGGCGAATGGTATGAACTAAACAATCAGCCCTGGTGTGCCATGTTTGTATCTTGGTGTTATGAAAAAGCAGGACTTGGTGGCAAGGTCAGATCCCAATCTAAAAAAGGATTTGCAAGCTGTGCTCATGGTCTTAAATTCTTTGCAGAAACAAATAAGTTAATCCCAGTTGGTCAGGCTAAAGCCGGCGATATTGCATTCTTTCAATTTGACAAAGATGCAGAACCGGATCATGTTGGCATAATTAAATTTAACAATACAGCTCTAAAGTATTTGCAGGTTATCGAAGGCAATACATCAGCAGACAAAAGTGGCAGTCAATCCAATGGTGAAGGCGTATATCTTAAGCGCAGAAGTTACTCATTGGTAATGGCTGTTGCCCGACCATAGGAGCAAAATGAAACTATCAAACAAACACAAAGCAGCAATCAAGTCATATTTAAGAGCTGTCGGTGCAAGTGGTCTAACTGTTGCATTGGCAATTGTTGCTGACATTCGACCAGAGTTTGCGGTATTACTTGGTGCATTAGTTGCACCGCTTGCTAAAGCAATTGATCCAAATTCGGGGAGCGAAGTTGATTATGGCGTTAATGCCAAATGACCGCAAACGAATGGGTTGGTTTCGCCGCCGGCATAACCGCCGTATTACTGGGTTTCTTTGGGGGTCTGCGTTATCTTATTAAAGGTTGGCTTTGGACATTAACTCCTAATGCTGGATCTAGCCTTGCAGATCGACTTGCACGCATAGAAACGCGGCAAGAGGAAATGATGCGGTTTTTAGAAAACAAGAAGTAAAATTAGTTTATGGCGAACACACGAAAACCTATCAAACGCAAAAAGATCAATCGTCGCGTAGTTCGCCAAACTCCTGATCCAACAAAGATTGATGCTCATTACATTGCATTACATACCTGTTACACAGCTGCAAGGCGTGCCGGATTTACACCAGAGCACGCATTTTGGTTAATGACTGAGCACAAAACATTTCCTGATTGGGTAGTTGGTGATGGTGGCATCATTCCTAGTATCGATCCAACAGAGGATGACGATTAAGCCAAACCGCAGATATCTGGTCGTGCCAGATTTGCAAATTCCGCTGCATAATGTTGCAGCTGTGAAATCCTTAATTAAAATGGCAAAACATGAGAAGTTTGATTATGTATTAAATTGTGGTGATGAAATGGATATGGGATCGCAGAGCCGTTGGGCAAAAGGCACAAAGTTAGAATTTGCAGAAACGCTAGATGAGGAAAGATCATTGGCGCAGGACATACTTTACGATTTAGGCACAACAGACATTATACGAAGCAATCACACAGACCGCCTATACACAACATTACTCAAAGGCGCACCATCGCTTATTGGCTTACCTGAATTGGCTTATGACAAGTTTATGGATTTTGCAAGTCTTGGCATTAAATACCATCGCAAGGCGTATGAGTT